GAACTCGCCAATCGTTGACGGGTAATGATGAATCACCGTCTTTGGATCTGACAACAGGATCGATGAAGTTGTGCCAAATGCGCCCAGCTCTTCGTACATTTGATGTAATGTGCGATAGGTGTTGGACTTCTGAAACACAACCTGCATGCGTGTGGTCACATCTTCAAGCCACAACTTGACCGGGTGATACTGGTTCAGATCAGGATCAGCTGTGGCCAGTCGAAACCATGGCCGAGCAGGCGATGTGGCACCAGCCATCATGCCAGCGCCAAGAATACGTAGCGCTCTTGTGCCGGTGTTGTCGTAGATGTTGTTGTGACGGCGCTGACCACGGTCGCGGTCTTGTATAAAGTACCGACCATTGCGCGGCAACAGGTAGGTTGTGATCTCTTGCCAATGTGCCCACCAAGTAGCGCGCTCAGACTTGAGCTGGCCCCAGCGGGTAAACAGCTTATCCCGAGTCATTGACTTGGGATTTGATTGTGCATCGCTAGGGTATTGACTCATTTTATGCGCCGAGGAGAGTGTTCTTGCCGAGTGCCAATTGATTAGGATCAACGCCCATTGGACCGGTCAGCAAGGTTTGATTGGTGTTGCCAGTGTCTTGAGCCGCAGCAAGGATCGAGCTTACATCAGCCTGCTTTCGATTGGCTGCGTTTACATTTTGCTCAGCGGCAGACTCTTGTTTCTTGGCGGTATCAACAGCCTGTTTGTTTGCTTGCTGTTGCATGCGCAAGCTTTCCTCTTGCTGTTTCTTTTGCTGTTCGCCAGAGTAAATCGAATAACCAGTTGATGCGACCGCGGCTACTGCTGCTGTGACTGCCATGATTAAACCTCCTTCGAATAAATAATGTCTTGCACGTTGTATTTAAGCCTTGGCATTATTTTGTCCAGAGCTGTATTTTGTTTTGCATGCCAAAGCATCATCTGCGCCCCAGCTTGCTTAGCCATTTTTTCTGTTTCCTTGATCAATCGCAAACCAACTGGTGATGCCCTATGATCTTTATGAACAAACAGAATGTCATTGTTGCAGAATATCAAATCAAAATAATGCAAATGCCGGGCAACAATGTTGGCGCTGTATCCAACTAATTCGCCATCAATGAATGCAGCCAACACAAGCAATTTGCCTTGCGACTCCAGTGTCCTATATGCATCCCAGTCTGGCTTTAAGATCATTACTTGCTTGTTCTTTGCGATCTCATCCCAGTGATCTGCAAACAAGTTTGACGCCAGCGCCTGCATTTCGGACACATCAGACCGCCTTATTTCGGTCGTTCGTGTCGCACTTTGCCGTGACATTATGGGCTTGTCGATTTCATACGGGCACCGGTTATCAAAGTTTTGCATAGGGATCGTAGTCCTCTTTTTGATTGCGACGCGCAAACTCCATGGCGAGCGAGCGCTTTGGTGTGTCCATTAGGGCCAAGCAATACGCTGATGCATAGTCAGGAGATCGACCAATGCGGTCGAGGATCTCTTCCCGGCTGGCCACCGATATGGTTTGCCCCACTAGCTTCCACGTTGGCGCGCAAAGATCTGCGAATAGCCGTGGATCAGGAGGCAACGATATGCCGGTATTATTTGATGGGTCGAGAGCTTCACGCATCCGCCACCACAGTTCGGAGCGCTGGTTCTTGAACCGCAGCCGGCCAGACTTGTCGAGGCCCAGCGCAGACTCAGCCACGTTGACGCCGAGCACCTGCTGGTTAGACTCGTTCAGGAAGTCATAAGGGCTTGATCCGACGCCGATAACATCGATGTGTATCGGTGCCCGGTCCCGTAGCGCGCTGACCACCAGCCCGGCCACAGTCGGCCCATCAGGCGTGGCGCTGCCAGCATAGGCCAAGGGCTCGTCAAACCACATGCCATGGCGTCTGGCGATGATGGTTTGGTCCTTACCACCTCGGGCAACGTCGACGCCCATGCTGTCCATTGGCGCAAGCTTGAGCGGCTTTACCCACCGGGCCTGCGCCATCTCGACCCATTCGGTCGGGATAACCTGCCACGGGTCATCTTCCATGCCGGCGCTGAAGTCGCCATTAAGCATCTGTGAGCGCAGTGGCTCGGGCATTGCCTGCAATGTGGCCATGTATCCAGTCCCCATCAGGTAAGGGTTGTCGCTGATCCGAGACGGAATGAAGGTCCGCGACATCGGTTTGATTGTCTCGCCGTTATGCTGAAACTCTTCGCCGGATTGGACCTCGAGATCCTTGCCATCAACGGTCGCAAACCATCGGAGCTCGCCGGGCTCTGCCGGGTTCGGGTGCTTCTTGTCCAGCCATGGGGCAAAGTACGCAATGATCCAGCGGCCCTCAGCGGTCGTTGGCGGGTTGAAGGTCAACAAGGCTTGGCATTGCTGATTGATGTCCGTGGTACGCAGCCAGCCCATCAGGAAGCGTACCTGAATCTCGCGCATGTTGGCCGCTTCGTCGAACACCAGCAGGTCATGTGGCCGGCCTTGGTATTTCTTTTCGTCGCCAAGATTCGGGAAAGATCCGAACTCGATTTGAATGTCGACGCCATCGCCACGCTTTGTGCGCCAGATGTTGTTCTGGCCGTTGTAGCCATTGCGCGATCCAATCAGGTCTGTGAATCGGTCAATGACGCCGGTCAGCTCGGTGCCGTTTAATCGGAAGATGCCGATCTTGCGGTGCTTTGTGAGGGATTTACCGCAGGCCAGATCTGTCTTTCCTCCACCGGCTGCACCACCGTAGCCAATGATATCGGCCTCGGAATAGTAAGCCATGGATTGTGGTCCGGGTAATGGTCGCCAAATGGTTTTGTCCGCAGCCAGCAGAGCATCGAGCTCCGCCAGTTCTTCGGGCGTAAGGTACTGCAGAATTTCAGGATCGAATTCATCGACCGTCATTTGGTCTTGCGCTGGCTTGCCGCGGCGATCAGGGCTTTAACCTTGGCCGCGCGCTCGTTGTCGCTGATCTGAATCGGTCCGCCTTCCGAGCCTGTGTGCTCGGTCACCATGCGGTCGCCATACTTTTTCGGGTTCCATTTGGCCAGCAGCTTCAGCCTGTACTCAGCCCGGTTGCGCAGCCATGCGACATGAGCATTGTCAAACTTTGGATTGTCTCCGCCGGTCATTGCAGGCGGCGTGTCAATGATCTCAAGCGCATCATCGGCAATGCAGTCAGCGCCAATATCACGCGCCTCCGCGAAGCGTTGAGCAAACTCCTTGTCTTTCCCCATCCAAAGATAAACGGTCGAATAGTGAATGTCATTGTTTCGGCACCATTCGCGCAAGGTTTTGCCGGTTGTAATCCATTCGCAGATCTCATCGGCTTTGTCTTTCGGGACTGGCTCAGGTGGCCGTCCGACCTTTTTAGGCTCAGTCTCCTTTTTCATTTTTAATAACCTTTATCCATCGATGAGGGGTTTGAGCTCGGCGTTCGTACCGGCAGATTTTGGCGATGACATGTTTTGAAATGCCCACGATATCTGCTATTTGCTGGTATGTCATGGCCATGTCTTCGCGCATGTCCCGGATTTTATCGATTGTTTCGTCCGTGAACTTTGCGTTGTGGTGCAGATGACCAATACGACGCCCGAGCTCGTTGAGGGGAACCATCATAGTTTTGCCTTTGGGCTTCACTTTTTCGGAGGCTTGGGCGGCTTTTTACCTTTACCGTACATGGCATCCTCCTTTCGTGGTGGTTGATGGGCGGCATTATCTTCTTCTGTTGCGCTGAAGGCAACAACTTTTTGAGGCTGGCTTTGGCGCTTTCGCCATAGCGATTGCCGGGTCAACTGTTCTTTTCCCGCAGCTTGGCTTCGGTCATCGCAACACAATGCGGCCCGTTATTTGACTCCCATGCCAAATAAGTTCTCTCATCATCCGTCAGCCCCTGCCATTCACGTTTTGTTGGTGCAATATTCTCACGTTCGCATCCGGACTTTTTGCAAAACCCTCCGCAGCTAAGGCACTGTCTATCCATGATTCTTCTCCTTATTCAGGTTCTCATCCAGCCACGCTTGCACTTCACTGCCACTCCACATCTTGCGTAGCATCGTCGGAAACTGCACTCGTTCGCGCTGTGGTGGGGCGGTGTAGAGTGGTTGGTCTGTGGGGTATAGCTTTTCCGGTACAACCTGCCAACCTCCACCAGTCAGGCTGTGCATCCACGCCACCGGCTCCGGTTCAGGTGCGCTAAGTCGGGCGCGGAGTAGTTTGATTTCTGCATTGAATGCACCTTCGTTCATGCACTCCAACGCATCCAGCACCTGCTGCGCTTCCTCGCGGGTTAGTGTGATGGTCATGTAGGCTTTCTCCCTTCTTCATATTCTTCGCGCCCATCTAAGCTGCGATGTATGTATAAGTCGTACTCCTCGTCGTACTCCGGTCTGCACCAGCAAAATGCGCCTTTATCCGTCTCGTGTTCGCGCAAATCGTTTAATGGGTAAGTGTGCATAGTCATGGCTTGCCTCACAGATCAGGGTCAATCCAAAACCCTGCGCCAAAGATCAGCGGGATTGGATCATAGTCATCACCCTCGGCCTCTTGAATCTCTTTTTGCAAGTTCATACATTTCTCATGCAAATCCATCACTAAGGCGTAGACTTTTTGGCCTTCTTCTTGGTATTGGTTGTGCAGTTTCTTTAGATCGTTAATTTCTTTTGGTGTCATTGTTGTTCTCCTGTAGCTTTGGCGATGGCATCTTCAATCAATTTCCATGTCGCATCTTCAATACCGCATTCGCAAGCAAACCCTCGCTCAATAAGTATGCGTTTCAAAGCCTCCAACAACTCAGCATTCACCTCATGCAAGCGGCGTAGTTCGGCGGCGGCTTTGAATAACGCAAGATCAGTAACGTGTTTTTCGTTTTCCAGCAGGTCAGCCAGCCGCAGGGCTTCGGGTTGTTTGTCAGTCATTTTTTGTATTCCCCTTTTATCCATCGCTTCATTGCTAGGTATTGTCCCCGTTGCGTATCACCTGCCACGGTTAATTGTGCTGCACTCAATCCTATTCCCATTTCTTTAAACGCATGTTCGTTCAGATTCTTGTGTGCATGTTTTATCAGCTTGCGTAGTCCCTTGGCTTTTTTCGCGTTCAATTTTTACTCTCCGTTTTTCTCGGCATATTTGCCGCTGCTCTGTTGTAAAGTCTGGTGAAATTTCTGCGATGTCACATCGCAACATGTTTGGGTTATCGTTTTGTATTAACGACACCATGTACATGCTACCTATTGCAACGCATAACATGTAAACATAAATTAGTTTTTCGCTGTATTTTGAGATATCCATTGTGGTGTAAATATTTTTGCAGTGTTGTCGAATGAGATGAAAACAATTTTTTCATCCGCGTAATACCAGCAGCCGTTTACTATGTATTCATCTTTTTTATAGTAATAGGCTTTCGGTAATTTAAAACATGGCGAAGTCATGATTTCATCATGCTCATCAAATACATTTGGAAATGCATCAGTCAATGCAATTTGATTTCCATCTTTGTCTATAAATTTTTTGTTGGCCAAAAAAACTTCAGCGCATGATGATAGCCAAAGACATACCGCAATAATGCTAATGATCCGAGTCATATGCTTTTCTCCGTTTCTCGTGTATTTCACGCATCACGTTTCTCAATTGATCCACTGAATCTTTACCGCGGATCTTTTCTCTGTCCTCAAGCATTGCTCTTCGTGCCTGTAATGGGAATGTGAGAATGAATGATGCTTCACATTCAATCATCCATCTTGGGCAGTATGTGCAAACCTGATTGCCATTAACCAAAGTTACCATGCCTTGTTTTGCATTTGCTTTGGGACATGCATTTGGATCGCAGCTCATGCTATGCGAAACATCTTTTGCATTCTGGTCAGCACATTAGTGACCGGAGCAAATGCTGATCGAACGCTGTTTTTGTCGTTAAGCATGACGGCTTGCCAGATGTATTCATCATCATCATCGCATGCGGCTGGTGGTGGCTGGTATGCGCAGCCGATCAAAACTTTGCCGGTGTTTACCATCACTGTTTTTTTGTGTTCGAATTTTTTTTGCTCTTCCATTTTAATTTCCTTTCGAAAAATCAAAAATGTTTGTTGGGAAAAAAATCATTGGCTCCATGTCTTGCCAATCATCTCGATCTTTTCTGCCAGCAATACGCACATCAAGCGTGTGTTCTTTTTTTACTTCAAGTGCTCCGAGTACATCAAGCCATTCGATAATCAAAATGAACGGTATGTTGCTAATTGCTGACATCCTCAGACCTGCCCATATTTTTTCAGCGCTGATCATCAATGTCGGATATTGATTGACATCAACATTGCGGCACTTGATCTCAGCCCATGCTGTAATACTCGACTGACTCAGCATTGCATAATCGACGTTATATCGTATAGGCAATTTACGTACATCGTAATTCCATGCTTTGGCATATCGCGTGATTGCTTTACGCTCTGCTTCAAGCGTTGTGCTGTTTTCGTACATTGGCCGAATCATTTAGGCATCTCCATTTTCTGTTTCATGCCCGACAGTAGTTCTGCAATGCGCGCCTTGTTCTTGGCTAAATCCTCTTTCGAAAACTCGTAGCCCAGTGCCAGCGTTCCCGGTGGCACCCATGCCTGCCTTAGCATTTCTTTAAACTTCGGCAACGTCGGCGGTTCGTCT